TAACTTTCACCTGGTTTCATTACAATTACTCTTGCTTCACCATGATCAGGCAACTGTTTTAATAAATCTTCAATGGCAGTGCCTTTATATTCTGGTAATACTTCCCAGGCATCATAGAAAAAATTTCCTGTTGGTCGATTTAAAACATTTTTCCCTTCTGGTAAATGCTTTACTAAATCAAACAATATTTTGGAATCAGTTTTGGTTTCTAATTTTTGTAACATTATGTTGTACTTATCGTAAATTATAATGTGCGTAGTTAATAGCGATAAATAAAAATGTCCACTTATGCCAAAATTAGAAAACATAAAGTCTCTATACCAATCTAGTGCCTATAGTGATATTCTTCATGACATAAACGGCGTGGTATTTCCATTTGATCCTAAATGGAAAAATATTGGTATCAGTGTTAGTGGTGGTGCAGACAGTGCCTTGATGAGTGTGCTGTTGTGTAGTATTATTTCTCAATTGAATTCTGAAACAAATGTTCATATCATAACCAATGTGCGATGTTGGAAAACCAGACCTTGGCAGAGGCACAACAGTTTAGATGTTTTTGGTTGGTTAAAAAATTCTTTTCCTAAAATACAATTTACAAGACATGAAAATTTCATTGCTCCTGACTTAGAATGGGGATCAAAAGGACCTAATATTATAGATGAATATGGAAAATTAAAAAGCGGTAATCAAATAGAATTAAGAGCACACGCAGAATACGTGGCTCATAAAGAAAAATTGGATGCTTGGTACTGTGGTGTAACCAAGAATCCTGACAAAGAATTTGACGGTCGTCTAATGGATCGAGATATCGAAGATGCTACATTAGACCGATTGATCAAACCACACATGGGCGGCTTGGCTTGTCACCCATTCACATATGTACAGAAGGATTGGATAGTTGCTCAATTCAAAAAATTAGGCATAATGGACCTATTCAGTCTTACTCGCAGTTGTGAAGGTGATCGAGACACATATCCTGAAATCTTTGAAGACTTGGATTACAAGACATATGTGCCAGGGTCGCCCGTGCCTGTGTGCGGTAAATGTTTCTGGTGTAAAGAAAGAGAGTGGGGAGTAAGCAAATGTCAAGATTGATAACTTTCGGATGTTCATATGCTTACGGTACAGGATTACCTGACTGTAATAATTGGATGTTCAATAAGTTACACAACTTAAAACCAAGTAAAATGGGTTGGGCATCTATGTTGGCAAAGAAACTTAAAGTAGAATGCGTAAATGAATCTTTTCCTGGTTCAAGCAATACTGAGATACTTTACAATGTGTTAAAATTTAATTACCAACCAGATGATATTGTTGTTATAATGTGGACTCACTTTGTAAGAGATATGTTGTTTAACTTTCCGCATAAATTTCCTTTCTTTAGAGATAGATTAGGCCCATGGGCCAAAACAAATCAAGAACGCAAATGGGCAGAGTATCTGAGTGAAAAAGATTACGCAATGAAAAGTTGGTTTAACATACAACACGCAGATTTATATCTACAGAAACAAGATGTACATTACATTCACTATCTTGCCACACCTGAGGAATTAAATAAAAATAAACCAGATTTCATTCAAGTAGAAAATTTACACAGTGATGGTATTGTGTATATAGACAAAGCAACAGATGATATGCACCCGGGTGTAAAATCAAATCAATTGTTATGCGATACAATACATAGGAGATTATATGTCAGACCATAACGAATATTGGCAAAATCCAGAAGATACTCAATTGGGTAAATGGCAAAAGGAACTACAATCAGTCTCTGGCAGTTCTACATTTTGTATTCTTCCATGGATACACTTTGCTACTAGACCCAATGGTGATATGCGACTGTGCTGTTCAGCGAACGCCAGCGGCGCTGGTTCCGACCACGAAGTTGGAATCATAAAGAAAGAAGATGGTACTCCAGCAAACTTTGGAAAAGATACTCCTATGAGTGCTTGGAATAACGAATATATGAAAAGTGTTAGAACAACTATGATGGCTGGTAACATACCTGCTAGTTGTCGTAAATGTTTTGAAGAAGAAAAAGTTGGAGTTGTATCAAAACGTATATGGGAAACAGGCACGTGGTACAAGGACGGTGTTGATATTCCTGAATTGTTAAGACAAACAAAAGAAGATGGCACAGTGCCAGAAGAACTTATGTATTTGGACCTACGTTTAGGACATACTTGTAATATAAAATGTGTGATGTGTTCACCACACGACAGTTCCAAATGGGTTAAAGATTGGCAAACATTAATGCCACAGTTGGAAAACAAAGACGTCAAAGATCAACTACAATGGAATAAAAAAGAATTCAATAACAAGTGGCATGAAAAAGAAACATTCTGGGAAGAAATGTACAAGCAAATACCAAACTTGAAGCAAGTTTATTTTGCTGGTGGTGAACCTTTAATGATAAAAGAACACAAACAATTTATCGAAGAAATTATTAGACAAGGCTATCAAGACAAAATATTATTGCGTTACAATTCAAATGGTATACTTGTTGATGAAGATTTGATTGATCTGTGGAGTAAATTTAAAAAAGTTAAGTTTGCTGTGAGTATGGACGCAATGGGCAAACGTGATGAGTACATACGTTTTCCAACCGATTGGGACACTGTGGAAAAAAATTTACATATGTTGGACAACACTCCTGACAACATACAAACCAGTTTGGCAACTGCTATACAAATTTTCAATGTTAAACACCTACCAGACTTTATGAAATGGAAAGTACAAAGTGGATTCAAAAAATTAAATGCAGGTACTGTGCCTGGAGGAGTGCAGATGGGTGGCGGACTTGTTAATATGCACTTGTTGTACATACCAACTTTCTTAAGCATACAAATACTGCCTAAAGAAGACAAACAAGAAGTTGAAGAAAGATTTATGGAATTTAAAGATTGGCTGTGGCACAACTACAGACAAGATGATGAATATTGGAAACATAACCCTTATGGTTGGCGTCGTTGGGGTGCAGTAATTAAACACATGAATCAAAAAGATCACAGCAATCTACTTCCAGGCTTCAAAGAGTATGTAAATAAATTAGATGCTATAAGAGGAGTTGATGCTAAAACAATATTTCCGGAGTTGAAACATTTATTATGAACATAGTACAAGTATGGAATCCACAACCTAAAGAAGTCTTACGTATAGAATTCATGATTGGTAATACCTGCAATTTCTCTTGTTGGTATTGCTTTGAAGGATCGCATGAAGGTACTCACAGATGGACTGATGATATGGATCAATTGGTGTTAAACTTTAAACACTTATTTGAGAAATATAAAGCAATTGGCAAAACAAAACTTGAACTACACATTGTGGGAGGAGAACCAACACTGTGGCCTAGGTTGGGAGAGTTTGTAACTGAAATAAGAAAAATGATACCATCTTATATCACTATCAGTTCAAACGGCAGTAGAACAGTGAGATGGTGGCGCAAATATGGTGCAGTGTTTGATAAAATTTTATTGAGTGCTCATTGGAAACAATGTGACATACCGCACTTTATTGAAGTAGCAGACACACTGCACGAACTGGACAGAAGTCCTAACGCAATGGTTTTAATGGATCCTACACAATGGGACGTGTGCTTGGGTATGATTGAAAAATTTAAACAAAGCAAATACGATTGGTTTATAAGTGCTATGGAAGTGATGCATAGAACAATCAATTACACAGAAGAACAAAAAGCATTTGTTGCCAAACCTACAAAAAGAAGACCTAGTTTATGGCATTTGTGGACACACAGGAAACATTTAAAAAGTGAACCCACTATACAGTTTGAGGATGGGTCCAAGAAAAAAGTAAATCGTAATTGGATAGTATTAAACAAGCAGAATGACTTCAGAGGTTGGATGTGTAATATAGGTGTTGACAGTATGATGATTGATCCTGCAGGATTAATTACAAGTGCTTGTAGAACTAAACTGTTTGAAAATTACAATATATACGATCCGGACTTTGTAAGTAAATTTAATCCTGATATAAAACCAAAAATTTGTGACAAACGCAATACTTGTATGTGTCAGCCAGAAAGTTTATTAGACAAATTTAAGATTTAGTTTTAGTGATGTTTATATCTGCGGCACACGTACACCAATCTCTTGTGCAGTCAATTGGCTCCGTTGGTTTGGTAAAAGTTCCTTCGTAAATATTTCCTAAACTACCACCCACTCTACAAGTTGCTCTGTGGACATCACCGTCCCAATTAATCATTAAACTTTCAAGTCCTGCATTGCATTTCCAACCTTTAAATTGATTTGTTTTTTGGATTAACATATCATTAACATTACAAGTTTTTGGTCCATTATCTATCAAAACATTGTGTGGTGGATTATGGTTTTCCAATTTCAAAAAATCTATTTCCTCTGGTGAATATCTATTCATGTCTTCAAAAATATCATGTGTTTTTGTCCAACGAATTGGTCGCAAAGCAAACTTTATTCCTTCCTCAGAAAGGTGTCTACAAACGTCTCTGACGTCGTATAAACGTCCTGGAAGCATCATTACGTGTACAAGTATATTTTTGTTTTTAGACCCTTGTGCGGCCCTTAAAATTGAATTCAGTACTTTTTGGTAATCGTATTCAAAGTGTAAACTGAATACCAAATGATCTACCAAATTGTCTAAAAGATGCGTATAATATTTGCCAGTTCTCGTTCCATTTGTTGTAACATTAAGCCAACTTACTTTTGGTCTTGCGTATTCTAACAGTTGTAAAAATTTTGGATGCACACAAGGTTCACCTCCAGTAAAACTAATTCTAACTTTGGTTCTTAAATCTGGCATTGATGTCACTAAAGAATCAACAGCATTTTTTAAAATTTTTATATCAGTGTGTTTACTGGTATTGTCATGTATCTCTGCTGGACAATAAGAACAATCATAATTACATCTTTTGCCAAGATTCCATTCCACCTTTACACTTTCCTGTACGTGTTTATATAAATGTTCAACTCTAAACATATTCAGCAAACTCCGGATTTATTTTTTCAAAAGGTCCTTGGTTTCTTGTTTCATCTAATTTTCTATTGAAATCTATACAATCATTCCAATGTTCGTGTAAGTCTCTTGCTTGTAAAAAGTTGATATTGTCTTGAATCTGTTGTAGTGTAATCTTTTCTAGCACAGGATGTTTTTTAACAATTTTATAATCCTTAATTTTACTTTTCATTGCTTCTAGTTTTACAACCACTGCTTGTTTTAAATCCTCCGGTAAAACCTGTGCCGATAAGGCTCTTGGATAATTTACTCTATGGCTGTAAAATACAATTTGCATTTCATTTAAAAAGTAATCTATCACTTTGTCAATTTGTAATATGTTGTTGGCTTGCACTGTGAATGCTCCTACAATACGACTTACTGTTGGTATCTTTTTCATTTCTTTAATGTTGTATTCAACATCTGAAAACTTACCATTACCTCTGATATATTCATATGTGTCGTGTAACCCATCTATACTTACATTCACAGCAACACTTTTAAACTTGGGCCAATACTCGTGAACTGTTCTGCCACCCTTAATCCCTAAGGTTGTACCGTTGGTTGCGTATTTTATTTCAATGTTTTTTCCGTTTTTAGAAAGTAAATCTAAAATTTTATAATGTGATGGATCCATAAGTGGTTCGCCACCAGCAAATTCAACACGCTTGAAATAGGGTAAAAGTTTTTCCAAGTTATCCCAGAAATGCATTTTGTCCTCAAACAAACCAACATATGGTGCTTTTTCTAATCCTAAATTTTTTACTGCGTCTACAAGATAATTGCCTTCCTTTTCATAGTGTGATACTATACTTCCCCAATCTTTCCATTGTGTACTGTCCAAAGGATTACACATTCTACATTTAAGATTACAAAGATTGTTTATTTTAATCTCCATTGTGGGCAATTCAAATGGCATTGAATAATCGCTTTGTAAACTGTCTAAAGCATTTGGATACAAATTGCTTCTTGATTCTGGTGATGAATCTGTGATGTGTCTTTGTCTTAAACTTTGTACTCCTTGGTCTTCTAAATCAAAACAAGGTTGGCATACATCTGGTCTTTCATCATTTAAAACTTGCCGTCTTACTTCTTTCATAGCATCTGAGTTCCATGCTTCTTCTAAACTCATATCTTTAATATTAGCAATAGGAAGACTACGGCAACATACTTTTATTGCTCCATCTTCTCTAGTAGCCAATCCTGTAAAAGGATGCATACAAAAAGTACAACTGCTTTTATTCTTGTTCATCTTCCTCCCAAGGGTCTTTAGGATTTGCCCATTCTCTACCAAAACGCCACATTGGTGCTTTTAATGTTTCAATATCAACTTCATAGAAGTCTTTTACAGGACCTGCGTCTATATCATAATCTACAAATCCAGTCCAGGCGTGTTGTGATACAATTAATTGAATTTTGCTGTATTTTTCTTTTAACAGTTTTAATAACTGATTTTGTTTGAACACTCTTTGTTTTGTTGGAACAAAAGGCACAGTTGGTTCATATGCGAAAATATTGCTGATGTTGAATATAACATTTCTATCGTTTTTTGGTTTGATAGTAAATTCATTCAACAGATCACATTCAACAAATTTAAATTTAATTTTATCTTTTATGTGCCACAACTTACTTACTGTGTCGAAGTATTCGGCAATTTCTAATTTAGAATTTAACCAATCAGGTGTCTTGTGTCTATTTTTTGATTTTAAAAACTTATGGTAATCACCACCATCAAATTCTTTAATTGTTTGTTCCATGTAATACAAAGCATTAGGATTGTAATCATAAAACACAACTTCAGTTTCCTCGTCATACCCATGTTTATCTAAATACTTTAACCAATTAAAGCCACTAGCAGGCGTTATTAATTGTTTAATTGTTCCTATGGATACCGACTGAAGTTCTTCTGTGTTAATCGGATAAAACAATCTATTAGCACTTTGATTGTATTTTTTAAAAATTTGTTTGCTGTTTTCATTAAAGTCCGTTTCGTGTGCGGCATAATAACATTTTTTACTCACTCTAATATCTTCATCAAAAACAATTATATTTTCTTTATTGTCTAGTGCAACTCTGATTATATTCCAACCATGCCATTTGTGTTTGTAGGTTTTCAATTCTGTGCCTGGCTTAACCCATAATGGTGTATAATCATCGTGGAAGTTTTCTTCACTTCTAATAGGTTCTGAAGTAAAATGTTCTGAATCTCTTTTTAACTCACCCATTTCAGGTAGTTCATATTCTTTATGCTTTTTAAGATTGATAACATAGCATTGTTCATGCAGTTCATAGTATCCTTCTTTCCTATCAAGTATGTGTCCTGCGATATAAAAATCTTGTTCAATCAATTTATGCAGATGTTTAAAAAATGATTCACCTTGAAACTCTGTATCAGGCGTAAACACCACAGCATAATCGTATTTGTCTGCTACTTTGCTGAGTGTTACATCTTCAGATATAGACACCTGTACATCATATCCCATAGTGTTTAAATTCCCAATTTGATATTCAGCAATGTTTTGTATTAATTCTTTAGCAGAATTATTTTTTATTGCGTGAAAATTACTTTCAAGAATAAAAATTATATCATGTTTTTTGTTCTGTGCATCATATTGAAATGCCATATTTTTTTATACTCCTATCTAATAGTTCATTAAATTGTTGTCTTTTGTTGCCTATGTGTGCTTGGGCAATCATGTGTATTCTTTCCACATTAGAATTATTAACCACTTCATGATTTTTCAATATATTGATTAAAAATACTTTGCCGTGTCCAAAAGGCACTAGCCCGTGGTCTTCAATGTTCATGTAGCACAGTGCTGGATGAACCACAGCAACATTTATTGGAATCAAGTATTCGCACAAATCTTCTGGCAGTTTATGTCCTGGATGGTCATTGTGCCAATCAATTCTTCCAGCAGGCGCTAATTTCATAAAACGTATTCTACTGTATCTTTCAGCAGGAAATTTGTCCCAAAACATTTTTGCCGCTGGTGCTATCTGCGATAGTTCTGTCCATTCATAAGGAGCATTCAATTCATCGTCATAGCCATATTCTTTAGCAACCTGTGTTTTGTCTACTCCTAATCCATGCAGACAACAACTACTCCAACCTGTGTGTGTTTCTTTATCTCTGTGTGGCACATAGTGATGTTCCAATTTGGCAAACTCCACGTGATCTGTGAATGGTTTAAAACTCATGTCTAACTCCAACCAAGGCAGTGTGCCATCTTTAAATTTATTGAATACTTTAGTTGCTGTATCCATTTTTAACTCCTATTATCATAAATCTTTTATATTTTTCCGTTTCCAATTCAGAAGCAGAAGAAACTTGTAAGCCACAGTTTTGTTTGAATGTGATTAAATCTTTTTGACAATTAACGTGTTCCTTGTTGTCAAAATAATTGTTACTTTGTAATATTATTTGTGTATTATTAGGTAATGCTGATATCCAATTATTATATTCTTCTGGTGTCATGTGTTCGCAGGCAGTGTTGATTATTAAGTTGTGTTTGGTATAATTTTTATAATCGATAATGTTTTCAGTGATAGCCGCAAACTGTCCATGCATTTCATAATCTTTGTTCATTGTGTAAGCAATAGGCTCACAAGCAGGATCTTTATCCACGGAAGTAATTTTTAAAATATCCAGATCGCTGTTGAACAACAATGTTGCCATTACTCCATTCCATCCGCCACATATCACAATGTTATATGGCACTCTTTGGAAATACTGTTTCAGTGTGTCAATCAACCAAACTTTGCTGTTGATTTGTCCTTTCCAAAAACTTTCAAGAGTACGATATCTATCATCAGATTGTCTGATAGCATCCATCCAATACAGCACATCTTTAATATCAATTTTCAAATTGGGCTCCTAGTTTGTCGAAAGAACCACACTGCTTACCACATTCTTGTAAAGGTGTGTGTCCCCAAGTTTTTTCAATTTTGTCAAAGTAACCTCCATCAAATATTTCCTTTAGACTACTTGTATTTAAATTAGGAAATTCTCTAATTCTATCCATATAATCTATTCTACTTGCCTGCATAGGCGGAATCCATTCCATATCCAACCAACAACAAGGAGATACATTACCACAAGCACTCACATATAATTGTTTGTTTTTTACTGCTTTACACACAATAGTCGGCTTTGCTTCACTTTGTGATTCTTTAACAAGTGCTATCATGTCTGCACTTTTTTGTGTAGGCTCCAATTTGTGTAGAGGATTTCCTTTTTCATCTATCACCTGTAAATGACCATTGTTAAATCTCGAAGTGTGTTTAGTAGTAAATGCCTTAAAACCTAAGTCCTTAGACATTTGTCTTGCTTCTTCAACTTGATGTTCATTGTGTTTGAACACCAGCATGTGCCATTTTGCGTGACCTCCTGCTCCAATAAATGCGTTAGCATTGGAAATAATTTTATTAAAATCTGTAGATATTCTATAAAGATGATTAGTATCTTTCAACCCATCTAATCCAAAGGTTACTCTTACTTTTTCTTTTGCTAACTTTCTCCACCATTCTTGATCTTTGGCACTTCCATTTGTGTGCATGGCAAGTGCTATATTAGGATTAGTTGCTCTTAGATGTTGATAGATTTCCAATGTATCTTTACTTACAATAGGATCTCCTAAATTTCCGCACATAAACAAACTGTTCAATTGTTTGATAAAATCTTCGGGAAACCATTTTTTGAAAGTTTCTAATGTAATATCATCCAAATGTATAAAAGGATTCAACGGTCCGCCATTAATTCTTCTAGGACACATAGGACATTTTGCCTGACATCTACTTGTAACTTCTAAGTGAATATCTCTTATGTCTTCAAGTTTATACATTCTGTCTTTCCTTTTTAAATAGTTTAGATTGTTTTCTGCTTATTTCCATAACTTCATCTTCCGATTCCCAATGCTCTAAAAAATCCATCTTTCTTTGCTTTGGTATTTTGCTGTCTGCAGAACTAACACAACTATCTGTTATACAAGGCGCATGGTTTTTAAACAGATTAAATCCTGTATCAATTGTGCCTAACGGCTCATCTTTACAACTATATGCTCTTTTTATCTCTCCACCTGGCTCTCTTATTATACAACTTTGATAACCAGCATTACAGTTCCAACCTTTAAACTTATTAAATCCAAACGCATTTAATCTTTCTGCTTGATCTAAAAAATGTTCTTTATTTTTACTGTCTATAAGTTTAAGTTGATATATTTTATTATCAATTCTATCTGCCCAGTTTGATTCAAAACTATCAAAGTTGTTGTAATATTTTTCTGGAAACTGTTGTGGGAAACCTTGTTGTAAAAGTTCTTTTTGTTTGTCAGTGTAACCATCAACAATAAAACTTGCTGTGGGATCACTTTGAGGTTTTAAAGTAACATTGATTCCTCTTTCATGAAATCTTTTACATCTAGCATATAGGTCTTCAAACAATTCAGGCACCATCACTTGATTTATTGTAACAAAGACATCATGATCTGTAAGCATAAGAATCTTATCTCCAAATTCTTGTTCATTGGCGAATTCATGATGAAAACTGGCTGTGATTGATCGTCTTGATAAATTTTTCGTTGTATCTAACCAACGTTGCCACCATTTCATTCCAGGACTTAAATTAGTTGTCATGTGTATGCTTTGATAACTAGCGATTGTGTCTTTACTGTAATACTCAATTAATTCTAAAAATTTTTTATATGCTGTTGGCTCGCCACCCGAAAAACTGAAATGAAAGTCAGAAAATCCATTTGCTCTTGCTTGTTTTTTAATTTCTTCAATAGTTTGTTGATATTGCTCAAGAGGTCTATGATCAGTCAATTTACTGTGTGCGTAGGGCCAGCAATATGAACAATCATAATTACAGAATCTGCTTAATATCCAACTCACATTAAACAATTTCTTTTCTAGCATTGTTTGTTGTCCAAACTTGATTATATTATCAAATGGTATTTTAGTAGTAGGTACTGACACTGCAGGTCTCCTCAAAATGTTTTTTAAGCCAATCAAAATCATTAATGTAATTCAATTTGTCTTTTTGTTCTGTGCCAAATTTTCTGCCAGACTTGGCACCTTCTATTGCGAAATCACCATATGGTCTATCAGAGCCTTTAGTACACCAAGTATCTAATCTTTGTTCTGTTTCATCATCCAATTGTCTATCAATGACTTTAGAACTTAATTTTACACATTCTCTGAATGCTGACTTCCAAGCACTGAAAGGATCTGAATTGAATGCTGTGATGTTAGATACTTGTTTTAATGCTTTAAAATTTTTAGAAATACTAGTAGTCATATCAGTTGTAGTAGTATCCATATCTAAAGTTAATTGTTTGGGCAACAGTTTAACACCGCCATATCCATACTGTAAATCATTTATAGGATTTACACTTTGCCATACATGAACTGTATCTAAATTATATTGATCAACATTGTAGTCAAAATTAAAATCTTTTACTATTTGAGCGTCAGCGTCTACTACCCAAAACATTTTTGTCATAGATACTTCTGCGGCTTCTATATGTGCTTTGTGAATTCCTTTAACTCCTTTTACTCGTTGGGCAATAGGAAAACGGTCACACAACAGTTTAAAATTGTGATCTGCTAATGCTTCGTTGTAACTTATAAACACAATATCATACATTATCTTGATTTCCTTATTATTCTTGGAGTATTATAATAAACTTTCTTAAAAAATTTACTTTGTTCTGCTGTTAGCGGATTTATAGGTAAATCAATCTCGTGTTCATTATTGATTTTTTTTCCTAGTTCAATACTGTCTTGATAAAAATCAACTTTAATGTCATCATGAAGTTCAAATCTCCAATATCTTTCAAAGAATCTATATTCATTTGCTTGACCAATGTCCCAATCTGTACACATTGTAAGATAACATCCTGTTCTTGCACCATGGATAGCATGAATACCATAAGGATTGTCCTGTCCCACAGTCATCCATACAAGTAATCTTTGATAGTTTTGCCACCATAAATCTTTTGGTGCTTGGCGTACATTTTTATCCAAACTCATTTTGACACCTTCTCTAAAACCTGCTCTCCAAGCCTGGTATGCAGATCCATCTATGTAACTGACCGAATGATTATCGTTGAATTGATAGTAATTTGGAAAATGACAAAACTCTATTACATTTTTATTTTCACTATTTGCTTCACCATCGTGATTTTCATGAGTCCGCATATTTTTTACAAAATCTTTTGTCCAACATTTTAAACTGCCGTTGCCATATCTTAATCCATTAAGATCAATATGTCCACACCAACTTAATTGGTAAGTGTTGTCTAATCCTAATGAATTTAAATCAACTATCGTACTTAAAAAACTGTCATGTATTTGTGTATCAGCATCAACTGTGATAAATCTGTCTGTGTCAGATACTTCTGCCGCCTTTTTATGTGCTGTGTCAAAGCCTTTTACACCATGAACACGTTTTGCCCACGGCACTTTTCTTTTTAAATCCGCAAAATTCTTTTCAGCATTGGGTTCATCTACACTTAAAAAAACAAAATCCATATCTGCTATCTTCAAAATCATTGTGTTACCTCATATGAATAATTGTAAATTTTTCTACAAAACAATCTTGGTGTTTCGTTAGATTTATGCTCCAGTTGAATATCACCGTCTGTACATAACTGTTTTAAATCTATGTTGAAAGAATAATCAGGAACACTTGTATTGTATTGTGGTGTAGTAAAAAATTTAAACACATAATTATCTTGTTTAACTGTGTCTTGTATAATGTTTTTTAAATCATTATCTATACTAATGTTCCATTTTTTATTTTTCATATCCAATCTAAATCTTATACAAGAATCTTCTTCATTTTTTACTATTTCATAGACTACTTTGTTAGTATGATTATCTGCTTTTACATCAGTTGGCAGTTTGTTGTCTACCACAAAACGTGATTCTACCACATAACCTGTATTTTTAAATGTTACTTTGTAATCTGCTAGATGTTTTGAACCTTTTTGTATTTCATCTGATAGTTCTTTTGTAATTTCTACACTGTTTCCTTGTTTCTGTACACTACAACCAAACACATCTCCTGTTTCGGGATCGAAATGAAAGTAATATTTTACTTTAGGACGTATAACATCAAATTTTAATGGCGGTCTTATCTTCATTGCAGTTGCTCCAACATCTTATCTGTCAAAAAATTATCTTCCACATAATGAAATATCCCTCTTTGTTTAATATTTCCTACAAATAATTCATTTTGTGGTGTAAGATTGTAATCTATCTGTTCCGTCCATAATTTAAGTTGACTTTGATAGTTTTGTATTCTAGGTTTCATGTGAGTAAATGTTAAATTAGACTGTGTGCTAAAAACTTTATGCTGGATACCTAACAATTTTATTGCTATTGCTGTGGCAACATCCATACTACACCATGATTGAGATTTATTTTTTGTAAAACGTTTGCTGTATTGTTCATAGTTCATTACAATATCTGTTAACAATTTAAAAAACACTTCATTGTTTTTACACTTTTTAAAATAATGAAATCCGCAATACACATTTGGCAAGTCATTGTCTACAAATACTTTTCTATAGTAATCATTTGTTACCCATTCATCTCTATAAGTTTTCACTTTGTTTGTGTAGTACAATTCATAATTGCTTAATTGTTTCCACCAATGCTCTATATTCTCTAACAGCAACATATCTACATCTAGCACAATAGATTCATCAAATGGACTGCTATTGTAAATTTTACATCTATTATTAACTTTCCAATCGCTGTCAATTGCGAGATCATCTCCTGGGATATCCTGAATATGATCAAAATGTGTTTTGTATTTTTCAGGAACAATGATATCCGTCATTAAACATATTTGTTCTTTGGGCATGAATTTCTTTATGCTAGAACTACAGGCAACTGCTTGTTTCAAATAATCACAAGTTTCATTCTGCTGTACAAATAATATAAAACCTCTA